CCTTCTATTTCAACATATAACATATATCCCCAAGACTTTTTTTGATTAATAATTTCCATATGCGTTTCTTCATTGTCTATATCTAATATTTTTTTATTATTTATTATTTTTCCACAGTATTCACACATATCTATTCTCCTCCTACTAAAATCTATTTTTTTCTTACAATTGTTATATAATCGAATTTCATTTCTTTTGCTAGTAAGTACGTTGTATAGCCATCTACTAAATAATTATTTTTGCTTAAAACAATTACACTCCTAAAATATCTATGTTTTAAATAATACTTTCTTCTTCTGTCAAGTTTTTTTGGATTTGGTTTTGTAAAAGAATTAAATATTTTTATATTGTCAATTTTAACTATTTCCCCTTCATTTGGTCTGTTTACAATTCTTGAAAATTCAGTTGTGTCTTTTAGAGTATCTTCTAACATTTTTTCTTCTTGAATACATTTCAATATCTTTTCTTCAATTTTATACTTTATTTTTTTAAATATTTTTAGCATCTTTGTATTCTCCTTTTCTTTTATATACTGCGACTTTGCAGTTACTTATTGAATCAAATTTCTTTCCAACTACTTCTACTAAGTCGTACTCTACTAATTCAGTTAAACGTGGTGCCGTTTCTTGTCTTTCTGCTGTTCTTGTTAATCCGCTTCTTATACAATTTATTTGCTAATTCTCTTGCTGTGTATTCTCCGTCTAAGTTGTCATATATTAATTTACTTTTTTTCTTTAATTCTAATTTCTTATAACTTTCTTTTCTTGTTTCTTTTGTTATATTATCCACTTTTTATCCCCCTCTTGTGTAAATTGCTTGTCCTTTTATGATTTGCAATATTAATTTACATTTTTCTATATTATTAGCTTTTTTAAATTCTTTTTCTTTTATTATTTTTTTCATATGTTACCTTTCCAAATTAACAAATTCGCTGTTAACTTTATTAAATTTTAATCTTGATTTTCCGATATTTCCTGCTCTTTGTTTTTGTAAATCTACTGTTACTATGTTATTCTCTTCATCTTCTTGATATAAAAATATTACATTGTCTGCATCTTGTTCGATAGAACCACTTTCTCTTATGTCAGCCAAAGTTGGCTCGTTTTTGCTAGCATTTCTATTTAACTGACAAAGTGCAATAATCGGTATTTCTAACTCTATACTTAAAAGTTTTAATGTTCTTGATATGTCTGCAACTTCTTGCTCTCTGCTTTGAAATTTTGCACTGCTTCTAACTAGTTGTAGATAATCTATAATTAATAAATCTAACTTACCTCTATTTTTCATTCTTCTTGCTACAATCTCTATTTGTTGTATTGTTCTTATTTTTGTTAGTATATTCATTTTCAAGTCACAAACTTCTGCACATGCGATTCCTATTTTGTCTATCTCTTCTGATGTCAAATCGCCATTCCTTATTTTTCTTGAATTGACTCTTGCTTCTTTTGCTAACATCTTTTGAATCATTTGTTCTGTTGACATTTCTAAACATACATATGTTACATTTTTCTGTTTTTTAGATATATGTTCTGCTATCTGCAAAGAAAATGTTGTTTTTCCAACTCCTGGTCTTGCACCGATTATTGTAAGTTCACCTTTGTGCAATCCGTCTGTTAAATCGTCTAAATCTAAGAACCCTGTGTAATAGCTATAATCCTGCTTTTTGTTAATATTTTGTTCGATTTTGGTTGCTGTTTTTGCTACTTCATCTATGAAATTCTCTTCTTTTTCTGTTTGAAATTCTATTTTTTGTATTTCTGATATATTTTTTTCTAGATAAACATCAACATCTTCAATTTGTTCTATTTCTTTTTGAATATTTTTTGCTAGCTCAAATAATTCTCTTTTTTTAGTTTTATCTTTCAACATTTCATATGCTGTTTGTGCATTTGTTTTATATATATAATTTCCGAGTTCGCTTAAATATTTTAAAACTTTACTTGAATCACTGTCTATTTTACTTTGTATTGTTAGCATGCTAATTTCTTCTTTTTTTGCTTTTAATTCATTTATTGCATTTATTATTTTTTTATTGCATTGATTTGTGAAATCTTTTTCTGATAAATCGAATAGTTCATTTTTGAAAATGATATAAAATAATACTGCTTTTTCTATTTCTTCATCATTCATATTTTTTACCTCTTTCGTTCATCATTTTGTTATACTGTTCTTCTGTTAGTTCTACTTCTTTGTATTCAACTTTTTCTTTTGTTTTATTACTTTGATGTGTTTGTGTTTTATTTGATTTAAATTCTTCTTGTCTGATTCTAAATTGTTTTGCTGTATACACTTTGTTGTTTATGCAATCATTTAATATGCTAACCACATATTTCCAATTTCTTTTGTTTCTAGAAACCGCTTCTTTCATTGCTTCGATAATTAAGTCTGCATACAGTCCTGATTGTAGATATTTTTCCATATCTTCTGAAATAAATGATGTTATTAGAGCTATATTATTCTCGTAAAATTCAATAATATCTTTTAATTCACTTTGAAAATTTCTTTCTTCTTTTTCTTTATTATTAATACTTGTAATATTCTCTTTGATGTTTTTATCAATACCCCCTTGATTTTTTTGAATATAGGGTATTGACGTTTTCGTCAATAGGGTATTACTTTGATTTTCTTGACAATAGGTATTGACGTTTTCGTCAATAGGGTATTGGTTAATAGAAATTATTCGTTTATCTATTTCTTTACTGTCTTTTTTGTAAAACATTTTAACTTTTATATATTTCTTTTTATTTAATTGACTTATCCAACGCGATATTGTTTCATTGCTTACATGATATAAATCTGCAAAATATTCATTTCTTGCCCAACAAATGCCTCTATCGTTACATAAAGCTGTAATCTCTCCATACAACAATTTTGCATTTGCCATCAATTCTTTATCATATCTTACTTTTGCTGGTATTATTGCATAATAATTTGGGTTATCCATATTGTGCCTCCTAAAAATTACTTTTTCCATATCTCTCAATAAATTCTTCTTTTGTTTTTTTGTAATATTCCATCCATGCCTTTTGTGCTACTTTTTTCAAGTATCTATTTAACTTATCTCCATTCTTTCCATGAACTCCGTTTGTACCTCGATGATCTTCTTCTGTTAAGAATACAATTAAGCCATCTTTAATGCTTTTGTTTCTGTATGCTCTTGAATAATAAGCCTCGTGTCTTTCACAATATTTATTAGTTCTTTTCGTACTGTATTTTGTGCTTTTTGGCATAATACAAAAATCAGTTACTACATCATTTGTACCGTTTCTTTTGACTTTCTTTAATATTGTTTTTAGTTTTATCTACTGATTTTTTCTTTGTTAAATTACATTGTCCGTTTTGGACATGGATGAAAGCTATTACTTAAATCTTTTACAACCATTTCTACACCTCTTGATTTCTATTGCTAAAAATGTTATAATAGCAATAGATTCATATATTTAAGTGTATGTTTTGAACTAGTTTGATTTTGGTAGGTCTGCTAGTTCTTTTTTATATTCTTTTTCTAATTCTTCATTTAATTCTTCTTGTATATCAAAATATAAATCATCAATTAGTTTTTCTATTATGTCTAGCATTTTTATATTTTTGTACATATCATTTGATTTTCCTATATTTCTTGCCACTATTAGTTCATTATATATACTTTGTTTTACTTCATAGTTTTCTTTGTGTAATGCTTTAATGTTTTCTTCTTGTTGCTCTATTACTTCTCTTTGTTCTCTATTCTGATTTTTATAATAATTTTCGTTGTATGTCATTTGTTTCAACTCCTTTCTTGTAAAATTTTGTAAAATAAGTTATACTCTCACTTAGAAAGTGAGGTGATTATATGCAGACTTCTGATATTATTGAAATTATTTCAATAATTGCGAATTTAACTACTTCTATAATAGCTATCGTTATTTCTATATTAACTTTAAAACAGTCTAGTGAGGCTATTATTGAAAGCTCTCGTGCTGATATTGTATTCTATATTGATACTTTAACTGGTGCCCAACAGTTTTTAACTATTAAAAATTTTGGTAAATCAGTTGGTAAAGTCTTAGACATTAAAATAACTCCTGAACTCAATTACTCAAAAAATCCAAAAATGTCAAATAAACCTAATCCTGTATTAGTTGATTATACAAATATTTTATTAGCACCAAATCAATGTGTTAAATCGTGGTTTCCTTTTAGCGATTATCCTGACAAACGCTTTGATGTATATATAAAATATGAAACTCTTGGAAAGCCATATGAATATAATTACACTATTGATTTATCTTATATAAAGGCTATTGACTATTTATATAAGAGTCCAACAGATGTTCAAAGTGAAAAGTCAGCATTGGTTGATATTGGAAATACACTTCGACGAATTTCAGAAAAATAAAAGGTGTTGGCTGGTAAACATATCATATTTTTTCTTGTATTCGTGTTCTGAACTATCTTTCAATAATTTTAGTACATCTTCTGTTAGTGAAACTTCTAATCCTTTTGGAAGTTTCTTTTTTCTTATAAAATTATATATTTGCTTTATGTATCTATTTTTTTCTTTTGTTTCTATTGCATAAGCCGATTTTATTTTTGGATAAATTATCATCTTTTCCCTCCTATCCTAATAAGTCATTCCTTGTAAAAATCCCCATACTGTAAAACTTACTGTTGCTATGTATAAACTGCTATATACTACTGCTCGTCCAATAAAGCTATATATTTTGTTTTGATCTAGTTTTCTTTTCATTTGTTTTCCTCCTTTCTCAAACCTTTATTTGGTTTGATATATTCTGTATCGTCCTTATGTACGATTTCAATTCTTCATTTTCTCTAATCAATTTTTCCATTGTTTCATCAATTTGTTCACTTTTTGAGACTTTAACCTTATATTGATTTTTTCCTGTTTTTTCATATTCTACTTTTCCACTATTTATTAATCTTAGTGCTGTTTCATATCCTATATGGTTTCGTTTCATAAATTGATTTAGACTAATCCATTCTTGTTCCATTATTTCGCCCCTTTTTTAAACATTTTGTTGAATTTATAGCTAAAAAAATATCAGCTATATCGCAACAATATAATTTAGACATTTTTTCTTTTAAAGAATCACTTGGATTTCTAGCACCATTTTCAAGCATTGATAAATACTCTTTTGTTATTAATAGTATTTTTGCCGATTGTTCTTGTGTTAAATTTGTGTCCTCTCTTAGTTCTTTTAATGTTTTCTTTTTCATATCACACCTCCTCAACAATTTGTTGAACACATTATATTAAACAATTCGTTGAATGTCAATAGTTTTTAAAAAGTTTTTTTACATTTTGTTTAAATACGTTGACACTCTAAGAAAAAAAATTTACAATATGTTTACAAATTAAACAATTTGTTGTATAATTTAATTATATTATGTAAAGGAAATGGTTATATGAATAGATTGAGATTTTTAAGAAACGAAAAAGGTGAGAGTTTAGAAAAAATAGCTACTTACTTGAATGTAACAATACAAACAGTATCCAACTACGAAAATGAAAAAAGAGATATGACACCCAATACTATTATAAAACTTGCTGAATATTTTAATGTTTCTACTGATTATTTATTAGGCAAAACAAATATTAGAAACTACGATAAAGATGAGCAAGAGTTCCGCTTCGCTTATCACAAAGAAATGGAAGGACTTACTGATGAAGAAATTGCAGATGCATTAAGA